GTAGAACATCCTCGAGCAGAACGTGAAGTCGTGTTGATCCACGACCTCGAACACCATGGTGAACCCCGACTCAGCCCACACCTGTGTCGCGATGGCCATGAACTCGTCGGCCCACACTGGGTCGACGACCCAGCCGACGTCATCCGTCTGCCCGATCGCATGCGCCAATCCGCGGTCACTCCACCTATCCAGGATGATACGGTTGATGCCCTTGACAATGACGTCATTGCCAGTCGTGGTGTTCCACGCACCCGAATTGCGACCGCCGTCACGGACGTACCTCACACCCGCCAACGAATAGCCACGGGTGACGGTCTGTTCCTTGATGAGCCGACACACATGCTCCGGGGCGCCCAGTCTTGGGTAGACACGAGCCTCGCAGGCCAACAACGCGGTGGGACAGCGACCGTCGAAGCGACTGCAGTCGCCCTTGATGTAAACAACGTCAGCAACGCCCTGGCAGGTGGCCCAGTCAAACCACTCACCAACCTGCTCAGCCGTCCAGCCGATGCTACATGTGTAGCTTGCCACTTCGGTGCCGATCCTGCGCGTGGTCTCCAACATGTACTTGCTGTACACGTACATCGTGGGCGCGATCGTCGCGAGGTGAGCATCGCTGTGGGACTGTATGCCGCGCGGGTCAAAGTCGTACTGCCCGTCGACGCATGGTGCGATGGTCTTCTCAGCCTTCACATGGCACTTAACGCTCATGATATTGGCGAGCGTACCTGGGACGTTGCTCTTAGCCAAGTTGCGCGCAGCTCTGAGCTCCTTGCGTCGTTGGGCTGTGTATCTCAGCGCCACCCACTCAGCGAACCCCAATGGCTGTAATGGGATTTCGGGCGGCGGGTAGAGTCTGCACAACGCCTGGTGGAACTGACCGACAAACATGGCGAACTGCTCTGTCATCTCGAAGTTCGGGTCGGCCTGGCGCTGAAGACAGTGACGATAGTCGAGCGCGCGCACCACGTTGTGCTGACAATTCGCCGGGATCTGCGGGATAACGCCGTCGACGCCATAGCCCAACAACTCTGCGCCCCTCGTGAGGTAACGGTCG